AGCCGATATCATGGAAGAAGCCTATGATTTATGCGGTAGTGAGTTGCGTTCTGGTTATGACTATAAAGGAGCTAAAAGAGCTTTAAATCTTATATTTCTAGAATGGCAAAACAAAGGATTAAACCTTTGGACAATAGAACAAGCTTCTGCAACTTTAGTTGCTGGCACAAATAGTTATACTATTGAATCAAGTGCATTAGAAGTAGTTGATGCTTTTATAAGAACTGATGCAGGTAATACTTCAAATCAATTCGACCAAAGATTAAATAGAATCTCAAGAACTCAATATAATCATCAAGCTAGCAAACTGCTACAATCTAAACCAACGCAGTTCTATGTAGATAAAGGCACTAGCTCTAATAAAATTGTTTTATGGGCAACTCCTGATTCTGCTGAAACTTATACCTTAGTATATGATTATATTAAAAGATTAGAAGATGCTGGTGCAGTAGCAAGTAATAATGCTGATGTACCTAGTAGATATCTTCCATGTTTAACATACGCATTAGCTTATAACTTAGCTTGTAAAATACCAGAAGCACAAAATAGAGTTCCTATGATTAAACAAAGGTACGATGAACTTTGGAATGATGTAAGTGATGCTGACAGAGAAAGAGCATCTGTTAAGTTCGTACCTGATATGCAAGCTTATAGATAATGTACGCTGCAGGAAAAAAAGCTTTAGGTGATTGTGATAGATGTGGTTTTACTTATAAGCTAAACAATTTACAATACGAAATACAAGATAGTATTCGTAATGGATTAAGAGTATGTAATAGTTGTCTTGATGCTGACCATCCTCAGTTTAAATTAGGAGAATTAGATACGTCAGATAATGAATCATTATTTAATCCAAGACCAGATAGAGGAAGAAAAGAATCAACATCTTACTATGGATTTAATCCAGTTGCAGGTACAGGAATATTATCTAGTGCTGAAGTAGGAACAGTAACAGTGAGTACAGAATAATGGCTTGGACATACACAACATTAAAAACAGCAATACAGGATTATACAAATAATACTGAAACTACATTTAATAATAATTTAGATGATTTTATAGTTACTACTGAAGATAGAATACAAAAACTTGTATCATTACCATTTTTTAGAAAAAACGTATCTGGAACATTAACAGCTAGTAACGAATATCTAGCAACTCCTTCTGATTTTTTAGCACCACATTCTCTTGCTGTAAATAATAGTGGTTATGAATATCTGTTATTTAAAGATGTAGCTTTTCTTAGAGAAGCATATCCAAATAGTAGTACAACAGGTATTCCAAAATATTATGCAAGATTTGATACAGATACTTTTATAGTAGCACCAACTCCAAATGCAAATTTAAGTGTAGAGCTTCATTATGAATATGAACCACAATCTATTACAGAATCTGCAGATGGAACAAGCTGGCTTGGAACAAATGCATCAGATTGTTTGTTATATGGCACTTTAGTGGAAGCATATACTTTTATGAAAGGCGAAGCTGATGTAATATCAAATTATCAAAATAGATTTAATGAAGCTATTTCTAGACTTAAAAATTTAGGAGAAGGCAAAAATACTAAAGACAACTACAGAAGTGGTCCAGTAAGGCAACAAGTAAGTTAATGTATAGTGCAGAATTAGGCAATGTAGATGTAAAAACTACAAAAAAAGAAGGTTTAAAAGCTGAACATTGGGCAAATAGAATAATGGAAAGGCTTATAGAGGTTAGTGATAATGCAGACCCTATGGTTAAAGCACAAGCACACGCATTTAAAGAACATATACACACAGTAGTATTGTTGTATGTTAAACAAGCTATAGCTAGCGATAGAGCTACTGTAGCAGGATTATTAGAGAAACAAGGTCATAAAGAAATGGCTGATATTATTAGGAGATTATAATGGCAATATCACAAGCAATGTGCACATCATTTAAAGTAGAATTAATGAAAGGAACTCACAACTTTACCAATGGTGGTAATAGTTTTAAGTTAGCTTTATATACAAGTTCTGCATCTTTAGGTGCTACTACAACTGCATATACTAGTTCTAATGAAGCTAGTGGAACTAACTATACAGCTACAGGAGCAGCATTAACTAATGTCACCCCTGTATCTTCAGGAACTACAGCTATTGCAGATTTTGCAGATTTAACTTTTAGTAACTGTACTATTACAGCTAGAGGTTGTTTAATATACAACGATACTAATAGTGATAAGTCTGTTGCAGTATTAGATTTTGGTGGAGATAAGACTTCTACAGCAGGAGATTTTACAATTCAATTTCCAGCAGCAGATGCTTCAAATGCTATTATAAGAATAGCCTAATAGCCCATGGCTAATATTAACGGTTGGGGTAGAGGTACCTGGGGTCAATTAACCTTTGGTGAACCATTACCAGTACCAGTTACAGGTGTTGCAGGAACAAGTGCATTAGATGATGGCACAGCAGTTCAGGCAGCAGCAGTTACAGGTGTTTCAGCCGTTGCATCAACTCTTTCTGTAGGAGATGAAACTGTAACAGGAACAGCAAATGTACCAGTTACACTAGCTACAGCTACAGCTACATTAGGAACACAAAGTTTAAGCACTAATAATATTCTTAGTGTTACAGGTTTTGGTCTATCAATACCAAATCCAACAGTTACACCAAAAGCAAATGCAGATGTAACAATAACAACACTAGATTCTCTAGTAACAGGTTTTTCAGGAGTTAATGTTTGGGGTTCTATTGTAGATACACAAAATCCTAACTATTCAACTATAACAACAACGCAATCTCCAAATTGGAGTGAAGTCGCATAAAAAATAAAGTATAATTTTTACGAGGAAATAAAATGGCAAGTACATATGTAAATGACCTAAGATTAAACGAAATGGCTACTGGTGATGCTAGTGGAACATGGGGAACAACTACAAATACCAATCTTGAGTTAATAGCAGAAGCATTTAGTTATGGCACAGAAGCTATAACAACTAACGCAGATACTCATACTACAACTATAGCAGATGGAGCTACTGACCCAGGTAGGTCTATGTATCTTAAATATACAGGTACATTAGATTCAACCTGTACTATTACTATAGCACCTAATACAGTTTCAAAAGTTTGGATTATAGAAAATGGAACAAGTGGTTCTCAGTCAATAATAATTAAACAAGGTAGTGGAGCTACAGTTACTATACCTTCTGGTAAAACTAAAGTTATATATTCAGATGGTGCTGGTTCTGGCGGTAAAATGGTTGATGCCTTTGCTTCTTTAAATCTACAAACAAGTGGAATAATAGAAACTTCTGCTTCAATACAAACAGCCCTTATAGAATTTACAGATGGAGATGATGCTATTACTATTGCAGATGGTGGTGGTGTTACTATGGCAGCAGGTATTACATCAACTGCAGCAGCTAACTCATTTGGAGCTACAAGTTTTGGCGATGCAGCCATTACTAATGTTGGCGATATACAACTAGATTCAATTACAGGAGATGGCGATACTAATACATCTATTACTTTTAGTGGCTCAGATACAATTACTGTAGCAGCAGCAGGTGCTAATCAAGTTACATTTAAAGACGGAGCTTTTTCTCCAGTAACAGATTCAGATATAGACTTAGGTACATCATCTCTTTACTTTAAAGATACTTTTTTTGATACAGTTACTACTACAGGTGCTGTAACAGTTGGTGGAACAATCAATGGCGTAGGTATTATTTCTAATATCACTAACTTTTCTGATAGTATTCTTATTAGTCAAGATGGTGGCACAGGTACTTTATCTTCAGCTTCTGATAATACAGGTTTAGGTTTTGAAGTTTTTGATGACTTAACAAGTGGTGATGATAATGTTGGTGTTGGTTATAAAGCACTTACTAAATTAACTACAGGTGGAAGTAATGTTGCAATAGGCTCGGCTGCATTGTTAGATAACACTTCAGGAGGTCTTAATGTAGCAATTGGTAAATTTGCTTTAACCGATAACACGACAGCAGACAGTAATGTAAGTATTGGACATAAATCTATGTTCGTAAATACAACAGGACATAGCAATGTAGGTATAGGAGATTCAGCATTAAGACTTAATACTACAGCAGATAACAATACTGCAATAGGTTTTGCATCTTTAGCAGCAAACACTACAGGTTCTGAATTAGTTGCAGTAGGTAGAAATTCTCTTAATGCAAACACTACAGCCAATTTTAATACAGCAGTAGGAAGTGGAGCATTACAAGTAAACACTACAGGTACAGAAAACGTAGCAGTAGGTAAAGGTGCTGGTGATGCAATTACAACTGGTGGCTATAACACAGCCGTAGGAACAGATGCACTAGGAGCTAATACAACAGCAACTTTTAATACAGCTATAGGAAGAAACGCTTTATTAGCTAATACAACAGGTGGTTCAAATGTAGCTGTTGGTGGTCAAGCACTAGATGCTAATACTACAGGTGCAAATAACACAGCTGTTGGTACTTCTGCTCTTGGAGCAAACACTACAGGTACACC